CGCGAGGATCACCCGTAGTCGAAGTCTGCGGATCGACAAGCGTACCAGCAGCGAAAGTACCAGCAGCAGCAGCAACGCCATTGCCAACTTCACTGATAAGTGCACTCATACGATAAGGCAGACCAAGCTTGGAGCCGAAGCCCAAACTGACAGCACCCGTAAATCCGGGCGTGACGCTGTCAATCCACTTGAACGCCTTGTTACCAGCAGTCGAAGCCGCAATCGTCTCAGTAATTTCCTGACCAAGATAATCGCGACCACGAACAGTCACCGAACCACCGGCACCAGCAGCCACGTTACGACCGAACGGCGCATCAGCCGTATCAGTACCAAACGTAGTCATAGCCGTACCGTTAGTACCAGCAGTTCCACTCAGAACGTTAGTCGCGGACGCCGCAATCGGGGTGAGAAAATCCACCTGATACGGTGCACCGTGAATAACGTCAGCAGCATACGCACACGCGGGTACATACGAATTGTACCTACGGTTACGAAACTGTCCAACGCGCTGTACCATTTGATCTAACTCCTTCTATTAAGCGGTTGCATCAGCAGTTCGTGCTTTACGCCTCGTTGGCATATCCGCATCGTCCGCGACAACAACGTTATCGTCATCACCGCGAGCGAAGTCATAAGGATCACCACCGAGATCAACAACATCGCCCGTATCCATGTCAACCATTCGGGGCCTGATATGATAACCAAGCTCCTTAAGTCGATCATATGAGGTTACACGAATACTGTGTCCCTGTGGAAAGCGAACGTGGTAACAGTCCTTTTCCTCGGTAACAGTTTCACGAACAAGGTTCTTATCCTCATTCATCGTGCACTTCTCATACGTTACCATTTCACGCTTGGGTCCGGTAACGTGGTAGCGGGCTTTAAGATTACGCTGGGCCATATTGTCCTCCTATGGCTATCTTAGTTGTTGATAACACCGTGCGTACGGTAAGCACGCCAAATAGCGAGCTGTCCCTGCCACACAATGCGCGAACCCGTAGCGTCGGTATCCCACGGCGCAGTGAGGTTCTTAACCTTCATGTTCACATGCCGAAGAATGTGCACACGAAGATACTTGCTGTTGATGAAATAAGCCTTGTTAACCGGACAATCCTCATCATACAGGATCGGGATACCCTGATGCGAAATGCCCGTGAAGCCAAGGTCCATCATGCGCTTGCCGTTGTTAGTTTCACTAAGAGCAAAAGTGACCTTAGCGCGAACCGCAGCACGGTAGAGGCGATAGATGTTACGACCAACAAGGATGAGGTCCGGCTTATCGTTCTTGAGAGTCAGATCAAGCAGAACATCGTCAAACGCTTCCTCAATGTTACTGGAGTTGAGAGCACCAGCAAAAGCATACGAGGAAGTTCTCCACTGACTTTCCGCAGAACGGCTAAGACCGCCCAGCGAACCGCTAGTGGGATCATCAGGAATAAGAGAAGCAAGACCAAGGGGGTCAGTACCACCACCGGCTGCGTACAGCCAAGAGGAGAACTGTTCCTTGATGCTCTCTTCAAGCACGTCCATCTTAGCTTTGAGAAGCTTGAAGATCATGCTTTCACCGCGGTTCTCATCTTCTTCCTGATCGGAGATGATAACCGTACCAGCAACACGGCTCCAGTAGTACGCAAGAGTCGTAAACTCATTCGTCTGCTGGATCGGAAGCTGATCGTAGTATTCGTAAGACGCAACGTTGGGGTTACGTCCTACAGTGAGCGGATTGGTGATCTGATAACCACCATCCTCATACTCTACGCGGTCGCTTGCAAAGGCCCACGCCATCAGTGCGTTAGAACGCATCGATGCCATAATGAGTTTGCGACGCGACTTTTGCAGAGTGGAGTTAAGAACCGTTGCAAGAGCCACTTATACCTCCTTACACTTTCAGGCCACTTTCGCGCATCGCTGCACGAACAATGTCACCCATGTCTGTATCTTCATGTGCAACCGTAACATCATCAACGACTTTGACCTGTGACACCGGCGGTGTACGACCATTCAACATGGGCGCAGTCGTAGTCGTAGTTGTGGTTGGTTGCTGCTGCTGAGACTCCCTGAGATTATCCTCAAGGGTTCTACTCCAATCAAATCCTCGTTCTGCAAACGAGTTCTTCAACTGAAAGTACACGTCATGGAGTTCCATGCCGGGATTGTCTCGCAGCGCGCGCGCAATGAGCGCATCGTGCGGTCTTGCATCAGGATACTGACTGTAGAACCGTGAAGTTTCTTCTTCCGCTTGACGGATGAAGTCTTCTTCACTCGGTTCCTGCTGTTGTAGCCCGTTGCCAAGTCTAGCGTCGATGATACGCTGTATTGCCAACTGGTCCACGCCAGCCCCGATACCTTCTATAGTATGCCCTGTCGCGACCAATTCTGCAAGCAATTTCTTCATGGTCCCAACGGGGTCACTTTGAAGATCACGGAACATACGTGCGGCAATGCCAAGCTGTTCAGGCGGCATACCATTATTAGTCTCAACAGCCGAGCGCGTGGTCTGCAATTCATTGCGAACGCGCTCCAGCTCCTGACGAGTGGTGTCGAGTTCGCGCCTAACATGCTGTGCTTCCTGTCGAGCGGTTTCGCGCTGCTCATATAGGCGCCTTTCAGCACCGGCCTTAACAACTGTACCATCAGGAAGTCTTAGGTCTTTGGGACCACTAGTATGCTTCGGCTCTTCCTTTGTTTCTTTGGTAGGCTGCTGTTGTGTGCCAGTGTTGCCTGCACTGCTGTCGCCACCTTCCTTAGCAGGCTCGGACTGCTTATTGCTTCGTCGCCCTTAGCTTCCTCTCCGCTCTCAGTACCAGTGTTCGATGTTTCGGTAGACGGGCCATCCTGTGCCTCAATTGCAATGTTGATGTGCTTCTCGAACGGATCGTCGGAAGCGGCGTTGTCGTTCTCAGTAGCCATTGTAGTGTCCTCTTTCTCGCATTATTGCGGTTGCAGTTCTGCCTCAATCTGTTCAAGTGCTTCGCTAGGAGGCATTCCAGCTTGCACCATTTCCTCTAGCTTTGATTGAGC